CGCCCCGCCGTGATCGCACAGGCTGGATACACCGGGAAGAACCACTTTTCCGTTACATATGGAGACCAGAAAGTAACCGTCCGCGCCGAGGACGGCTATGCGGCCCTTTTTACCGCCGCCAAGCACTGGGGCTATAAATTCACACGCCCGGAGTACCATCAGAACGCCCGCGCGACCAAGCTCCACTACACGCCGGACACACGGCCGGGGGCGGTGGTATGAGGTTTGTGTGTGACGCCTGCCAGGATATCACGAACATCGAGGCCGACCGGATGGAGATCCAGGGCGAAAAGCTGATGGTGTACAGCCGCGGGCGGCTGGTGTACGTTGCGGATCTCGGCCAGATCATGCTGGCCAAGCTGACGCCGGGGAGGGATGAGGCAAGATGAAAGTACTCGAATTGTTTGCAGGGACGCGAAGCATCGGGAAAGCATTTGAGGCACGAGGGCACGAAGTGTACTCAGTGGAGTGGGACAAAGACTTTGAAAACATCGACCTATACGCCGACATCCTAACGGTAACGGCGAAAGACATCTTGGATAAATTCGGACATCCGGATGTGATATGGGCAAGCCCGGATTGCACGACATTCTCCATCGCTGCAATCTCACACCATCGACGCAAAAATCCGGAAACGGGGAATTTGGACGCGGTGAGCGAGTACGCAAAGTTCTGCGACAAGGTGGACCAGCATGTCCTGGCACTCATCAAAGAGCTAAACCCGAAATTTTATTTTATAGAAAATCCCCGTGGCGGGATGCGGAAAATGACGTGGATGCAGGATCTGCCTCGCTACACTGTTACATATTGCCAGTATGGCGACACCAGAATGAAGCCGACAGATATATGGACAAACCATCCAGATCCCAAATTTAGGCCGATGTGCCACAACGGCGACCCGTGCCATATCGCCGCGCCGCGCGGAGCAAAGACCGGTACGCAGGGGCTGAAGGGGAGCAAGGAGCGATCAGTGATTCCGAAAGCGCTATGCGAGCATATCGTGGATATCTGCGTTGCGGATCTGGGGTAGATCATGACGCCGGGGAGGGAGGACGGCAATGGACTTAGAACAAACCGCGATTGAACGGCTACGGATGGCATCAGAAATGAGCCTGCGCCTGTACAAGCAGCCGCTGGTGGTCACGTATTCCGGGGGAAAGGACTCGGACGTGTTGCTGCATCTGGCTGGTGCGGCGGGGATCCCATATGAGGTCCTACATAGTCTCACAACGGCGGACGCGCCGGAGACTGTCTGGCATATGCGGGATACCTTCCGCCGCTTGGAGCTGGCTGGCGTAAAATGTGACATCGATACGCACCGGACGCCGGACGGCGGAAACGTGACGATGTGGAACCTGATCCCGCGTAAGCTCATGCCGCCGACACGCCTGGTGCGCTACTGCTGCGCGGCGCTCAAAGAGACCAGCGGGCGTGGGCGGTGGATCGCGACTGGCGTCCGCTGGGCCGAATCGCAAAAGCGCAAGTCCCGCGGCGTTATGGAGGCGCTGCACAGGGACAAATCCAAGCGGCTGACGCTGATGAACGACAATGACGAAAGCCGCATGCTGATGGAAAACTGCCAGCTAAAGGGGACCCGGACAGTCAACCCAATCATTGACTGGCAGGATGCTGACATCTGGGATTACTGCACGGCAGAAAAGATCTCGATGAATCCGCTTTACGCCTGCGGTTTTGAACGCGTGGGTTGTATCGGCTGCCCGATGGCAGGCAAGTACCGGAAGGTGCAGTTCACGCGTTACCCAAAGATCAAAGCGGCGTATGTCCGGGCGTTTGACAGGATGCTTGGGGAACGTCGCAAGCGAGGCTTGCCTTGCGACTGGCAAACAGGTGAGGATGTGATGCACTGGTGGATGGAGGATGGCGTTTTGCCGGGACAGATGGTTCTTGAAGGAATGGAGGATATATGACAGACAAGGAAATCGTGCAGGCGCTGCGGTGCTGTGCGAAGGGGCTTGGACACGACGACACGTGCGAAAACTGCAAGGTCGGAGAAATCCAAGATCGGCGGGAATACATCGAGTTTGCGGCTGCTAACGTGATCGAGCGCCTGACCGCAGAGAACGCGACGCTGCGCAAGGGAATCGAGTGGAAGGACATGGTGATTGCCCTCGCACAGAGAAAGCAGGCGAAGGCAGAAGCCGAGAGGGACGCGTTGCTGGAGAAGAAGCGGTGGATTTCCGTGACAGAAAAAACGCCAGAGTATGATATGCCGCAGCTTGCGCTAAATGCTGACGGGGAAGCACTCATTGCAAATTACGCATACGGCGAATGGTTTGATACATGGGGGGCAAGACGTGGAGGTTACCCACTGGATGCCGCTGCCGGAAATTGGAGGTTATGATGAGCACTGACTATAAGGCGCGAAATCGCGGTGAACCAACAATGCCGCTTTCCGAAAGGCTATACGCTAAAGTAAATATTAACGGGAGAACCGGTTGCTGGGAGTGGTCTGGGGCTACGAGACGCGGGTATGGGCGGTTGACTGTTGGGAGCCGAACAAACGGAACGCGGAGAAGCGAATCAGCTCATAGAGTGTCTTTTAATCTTGCGAAGGGAGCAATACCAAACGGCATGGAAGTTTGCCATGTCTGCGATAATCCAAAGTGCATAAACCCCGATCATCTATTTCTTGGGACAAAAGCGGATAACGCCCATGATAGAGATAGAAAAGGTCGAAATATTGTGCATACGGGTGAAGAACAGTCGAGAGCGAAACTTACAAGAAGAACAGTTCAGGCGGCAAGATGGGAGCGCGCTATGAATGGAACATCTTATCAAAAACTCGCCGACAAGTATGGGGTAAGCAAACGGACTATTCAGAACGCTGTAAAAGGCAAAACGTGGAAGTGCGTGACTTATATGCCGGAAGCGCCGGAGGTGAACGTATGAAAGTCTACATTGCCGGGAAGATCACCGGCAACGAGAACTATAAAGCACAATTCGAGAGTGCGGCGAGACAGATCGAAGCGCTTGGGCATATCGTTTTGAATCCGGCCTTGCTGCCGGAGGGAATGACGGCAGAAGAGTATATGCGAATTTGCACCGCTATGATAAGCGTATGCGACGGGATATGGGTTCTTCCAAACTATTGGAACAGCGCCGGGACAAAAATTGAAATCAGTCTTTGCGAGTATTTCGATAAGCCGGTTAAGTACCTGAGCGGCGAGGATTGGTTCGACTACGACGAGTGGAGGCGCGAAGAATGGAGCGTTTAACGTTTGACGGAAACTTCTGCGACATTGCGCGATGCATGGATTCGCGCTGCAAGGTCGAGGGCACCTGCACGCAGAAGGAGGTATGGAAAAGGCTCAAGGCTTACGAGGACACGGGATGGACACCGGAAATGCTGCATAAGCTGGGCGAAAATGCCTGGCATCTGTGGGATTTCGCGCAGGCTGCGGAAAATATGACGGTCGGACGGTTGAAAGAGCTTGCCGAGGCCGACAAGGACGGGCGCGTGGTCGTGCTGCCGTGCAAGGTCGGTGACACGGTGTACCGAGTGTTCACGGTAGACGGACGAGAACCCGTGATACAGGCAACGCAGGTCAAGACGTTCGGCCAAGCCGCTGACCTTATAGGCCGAATTGGAAAGTTGAGTAAGCTGGTCAGTGTATTCCGCACCCGCGAGGAAGCGGAGCGGGCGATGCAGGAGATGGAGGGCGCGACATGACCAGAAAACGCGCAAGAAAGATCCTTATGTCCATCGGCACGAGCCGGAACCATGAGATGTTCGGCGTGCCAGAGGGGGAACTTTGAAATGATTGGTTACATCAAAGATCAGGACCTGCTAGACCTTCTTGACGAGTACGGCAGATCGATACTGACTGCCGCAAAAATCAACAGACTTGAGAGAGTCTACTTTCCCGCAGAACTGCACGTCGGAGATCGCGCGTGGAAGAAGGCCATGAGCATCCTCGACAAAAAATATGCGGAAGCGAAAAAGCTGCCGTTCATCCGTGACCCGCTGGCATGGGCACTGTATCACACTTGGAGGGAGTTTGACGATGGAAAACGTTGCGACTGAAGAATTTATCAGCAGAACCGAGGCACTAGAAGACTTTGAATCCTGCAACGCGGAAAATCCGAACTGGACACCTCAGCGGGTAAAAACGCTTCTGCTCCGCCAGCCCGCCGCCGACGTTACGGAGGTGCACCATGCACGATGGGAAGAAGCGGACTGGCACGAATATGACGCGCAGAGCGGGGAAACGATTCGCTTTCCTAAAGCGGCAATCGTATGCTCGAACTGCCGGAACGCTTTCAAAAAGGATGCACTTTGGAAAAGGAATTTCTGTCCAAACTGCGGAGAGAAGATGGAAGGAGCTGCCGAATGAGCGGACTGCGGTTTGAGAGCATGGCGGACATGCCGCCGAGGATGCGGGAGCTTTATGCACGGCAGCAGCTGCCGGGGGCTGCCGCGGTGCCGAAGAAGGCCTCGAAGTATCACAGCGCGCCCGCCGAACGCGGCGAGCTGCGCTTCGACAGTCAGAAGGAAGCCAGGCGGTATGACGAGCTGATGGTGATGCTCCGGGCTGGCATTATCTCCGATCTGCGCCTGCAACCTCAGTTCACCTTGCAGGAGAGTTACATCACCGAGACTGGCGAGCGCATCCGCGCAGTGCGGTACACGGCGGACTTTTCGTACAAATTCGGCGGCAAGCTCGTCGTCGAGGACGTGAAGTCGACCGCCACGCGGACCAAAGAATATCTGCGCAACCGCAAATTCATGCGGTCAAAATTTGGGATCGACATACAGGAGATTTAAACATGCCGGAAGAAAAAACGAGAGCAGCCCGCGCGAGGCATGCGGGCTGCCGAAGCAGGGCAATGCCTGTCCGTATGCAAAGCTCGCGCCGGATCTTTGCGCGCGGTGCGGCTGGAACCCGGAGGAGCACGCGCGGCGGCAGGCGCTGCCGCTGACCGAGAACGCCGACGGGCTGCGGCACAAGGACATCAGCCAGCCCGAGGACTAAGACCAGCAATCAGCCGGGGAACCATATTTTTTTCGGACTTATGCCGCGGCCGCTCCGCCATGAGACGGCTGCGGGAGGATCACCCCGGCTCTGCACCCGGCCCGCGAAACCTCAAGCCCGCGGGCCGGGGATAAAAAGCGCGTGTGGAACGTGCGCGCGGATGGGAACCGTCAACGTTACCCAACGCCGGGTGTCGGGATCGCCCGGCGGCATCGTGTTACCTCCTTATGGAAAGCTGCCTGAGCAGACAAGGGCAGCTCGTCTGCGGCGACAGGGGGACGCGCAGGCGCAGGCGGTGCAAGCCCGCCCTGCATAGGGGCCGGGAGACCGGCCCCTGACGAAAGGAGAATGGAAATGTCGCACGTAGTCGATCTGACGGGCATGGACTTTGGATATTTGCATGTCATCGGACGGGATACCAGCAAAAAAGGAGACACGGCACACTGGATCTGCCGGTGTAAATGCGGGACCATCTGCAGCAAGGACGGAAGATACCTCCGGAACGGGCATGCAA